TTTTTAATGATTCAGAATTATCAGATGATGATCTAGAAATTTTAGTAGACTTTTCTGTAATGTCTCTAACTTTTACTGGATCAATGTATTTTTGGAAAAAAGAATTGCTTGCTATTATTTTCCCAGAAGGAGATCTAGCAATTTTCCCCCCTCCTGGTTGATTTCCTCCTCCAGATGAAGGGGAAGGAGGTGCAGATGGAGGAGGAGAAGCTGATACTTTTGCCTTTGAGGTCTTTACTTTAAATCTACCTTTCTTATTTTTAACTCTCTTAAATTCATTTCTTAAAAGTTCATCTTCTTCCCCAGGAAGTTCTTTTCCTACTAATCTAGCAGATGCTAATTTTTTCTTTATAATTTCATAATAAGTCTGGTAATCAAGTTCCAATCCAGAATTGATCTTTAGTAATCTTAAAATTACTTCATTGATATTTTCTGTAGCAACTTTTTGATTACCAGCCATTACTTTGTTGCTTCTGTTTAGATTCTTCTTCTTCTATGTGTTGCTTTAATAATTCAACATAAATATCCCTTTCCCAAGGAATCATATTTTCAATTTCCGTCAATGAATATTTATGATATTGCATTAACGAAAAATTTAATTTGAAATAGGATTCAAGATCCATATGAATCATTGCTATGCGAAAAAACTTGATAACCCTTCAAGAATGACTTCATTTTCAACATTAGTGTTAGGATTTGTCACATTAATTGTATGAGAAAGTTTTGGCATAGTCTCAAAGAATTTTTCAATTTCTTTGAATTGAGATGAATTCATTTGATCAAGAAAATCTATTAGTTCTTTTTTAGTCACATCAGCAGCAGACCAAACTTCTTCTTCATTATAGATTTTATCCACACAAGATGCAACAAGTTCAAATGATTGTTCCATTGCATTATTACTAGACATATCAAAGTTATTTTTAATAAACTGTTCTAGAGAAGGATACTTCATTTCCATCATCAAAGAATCATCTAACTTAATTTTGTTAGTATGATCTGGATTAGTTTTAACTTTAATATCATCAACATCTATTTTAACAGTTACATTTGTCTCTTCGTCATCTGGACAAATAACACTTAACTCTATCTCTTCACCAACGGATTTTGCACGAATATTTAAGAACAAATATTCAATGTCAAAGGTAGGCAAAGATTCTACTTTAATTCCTTTTGTTTCAACACAGTTTTTAATTACTGTTTTAATTGCAGTAGTAATTTGTTTAGTATCTTCAGACTCTAAAGCAATGACCAAAAGTTTTTCTTCTTTAACTAAGAAAGGTCTATACTTAATTGTCTGTCCAGTTGAAGGCAATTCAAGTTCATAAGTTGGTGTAGCAATTTTTGGTAAAGGCATAATCTCCTTACAATAAACTCAGGTACTTTATTTATGAGGGTTGTGCCAGATTACAAAGTGTCCATTTTGCCCTTAAATTTTTCTTTAATAGGGTTAGAATATATCCAGTTAATTCCCAGACAATGAAATTTCTTCTCAATTTTTACTTAGCTTCTGCTCTTTCTGTTACCACAGTAGCAACTGGTGCGTGTTTTGTTTGGTATGTCCAAGAATACGATGCTGCTTACAAGTATCATAAAGTATCCCCAGAAGTATCTAAAATTCATAGGGACAATTCACTATGGTTAGGTCTATGGGGAGGTATTTATGGACTTACTGGAGTGATTAGTGCGATTGGACTTTCAAGGAGTCTAAAAGATAATTGAAAAAAGATCGGGGGGAGAAACATCCCCCTCTTTTTTTATCTAAAATAATTGAGTATTGAGTGCATTAGTATTTCCAGAAAAAGGATTGGGTAATGTACTATCATTAAAATTAGTAAAATTAGTATTAGTAAGAGTTCCTGGAGAAAAGTTTCCAAGGTTAAGACCTTGCTGAAAAGCATTTGTATTAATTTTAGCTTGATCTGCTTGAGTTAAATCAAATGGATTTTTAGGAGTAGTCTTTGAAGTAGTTTGACCAGGCTCAGAAACTCCAGGATTTTCTTTTACATTACCTGCAACATAACGATCAAAAGAAAATCCAACTGTAACCTTAAGTAACTGAGAAGATTCATAAGAAACTGGCATAGAATTTATAGATACAGGAAATGCATTAATAAAATCATATACCATAGTTTTTGAAGTTTCTCTTGTTCCAATATTTCTTTCAAATTTTGTAATGCTAATAAAGTTAGTCTTATAATCTTTTGGATATCTAATCCTATAAAAATTATGAATATCTGAAGCATTAGAAACTTGTTCTCCAGAAATCCATCTTAACCAAGCTTCAAAGTAACGGATTTGATCATAAGATTGATTTACATAAAAGGTAAAGTCTGCCCTATCATCATAAATTCTTCTATATGCGTGTCTTTGAGTAACCCCAGTATAATCATTATTTAATTCGTGAGTCGTAAGAGTAGATCCAGGGAGACTTGCATCAGAACAAGTTAATGTAAGAATATCTGTTATTTCTCCAGGAAATCCGCTTTGCTTAATGAATGATTCTGCTGCGGGAGGTGGTGTTATATAAACCTCATAATGAGAAGTTAATGCAGGTTGCATTATGATTCTCTTAATATCCAATATCTTCCTAGTTCTTGGACCTGGCGCTGCCATAGAATAAATATTCTTTGTTTATATTGTATTTATGAGAAGAGAAGAAAAATATCATCAAGGTAAATTTAGACCACAAAATCCAGAAAAATATAAAGGAGATATTAACAATATAATTTACAGAAGTTCTTGGGAGTTGGTTGCACTTCAATGGTGTGATAGAAACCCAGATGTATTAGAATATGGATCTGAAGAATTTTTTATTCCATATTTTGATGAAACTACAAGAAGAGTTAGAAGATATTTTCCAGATCTTTTCATAAAAGTAAAAGATAATCAAGGATCTATTAAAAACTATGTGGTAGAAATAAAACCAAAAAAACAAACAAAACCACCAGAACAGACTTCAAGAAAAAGACAAAAAACTTATATTAATGAAATGATCACCTATGAAAAAAATTTAAGTAAGTGGAGATATGCAGAAGAGTGGTGTAAAGATAGAGGATTGATATTTAAAATACTTACAGAAGATGATTTAGGGATTAAGTATCGTAATAAATAAATTATAAAGAACTTCTATTCTAATGCAATATAAAAAGAATCCAACTTGCATTCTCGGGTTCCTTGTTAGGGAGGAGTTCTAATGGATGAAGAAAAAAAACCTGGACAAGGGTGGGAAAAAAATACAGATAATACTTTTAAAGCAACTTTAAGTGTTCCAAAAAAACCATCGGCAGTAGTTCAAACAGCATCCTCTTCAGGAACAAGTCAAAATACAAATCAAAGAGTAAGAGCAATAGTAAATAATGAAACTGGTGCAATACAACTATATGAAACAAGGGAACCTTTAGGAGATAGATTATTCAATACCTTTAATCCATCTACAGGTAAATGGGAATCACCATCTAATGATCCTCAAGCATTTAATGAAATACAAAATAAAATAGGAGTTGATGGAGTTCAAAAATTACAAAATCAAGCAAAACAAGGAGCAATAAATGGAGTAATTAATCCAACTTCAACAAATGAAAATAAAGCAAAAATATCATCTACAGAAGGGTATAAATCTTTATCAAATACAATTAAACAAGATCCAAATTCTGAACAAGCAGGGTCAGTAGGGGCAGAATCTTTTAATGCTAGTGAAATATCGCAAGGTATAGGAGCAGGAAAACTTAGAAAAGACTATGGATCTGATAATAGATACCCTTTGAATATGAAGGAAGATCAAGATTGTATTAAATTTACAATGTATGAATATGCACCTAAAGGATTTGGATCTGGTTCTGGTCTTGGAGGATTTACTGGATCAAATAAAGGGACAAAACTAGGAGTAGTTACTCTTCCTATTCAACCTCAGATTACAGATTCTAATACCGTTACCTGGGGGGAAGACAATATGAATGCTTTACAAGCAGCAGCGGCTGCTGCTTCTTATGCCGCAATAACAAAAGGTGGAGAGGGAATAGCAAAAACTGCAGAAGAAATAAGTACGGAAATAGGAGAACAAAAAGGAAATATAACTGCAGCTTTGGCAGCTAAATTTGCTGGAGCAGCAGTGGGAGCCAATGAAAACTTTTTAAGTAGAACAACTGGTGCTATTTTAAATAATAATGTTGAATTACTATTCCAAGGTCCATCCTTAAGAACATTTTCATTTACGTTTTTAATGTCAGCAAGAGAACCAAAAGAAAGTGAACAAATAAAAAAAATTATAAGATTTTTCAAACAAGGTATGAGTGTAAAAAGAACAGATGGAAATCTTTTTCTAAAAGCACCAAATGTTTTTGACATTGAGTATCTCCATAGAAATGCTCCTCACAAATATATAAACAAAATTAAAACTTGTGCTCTTCAAAATTGTTCAGTTAACTACACACCTGATGGTAATTATGCTACTTATGAGGATGGAGCTATGACACAATATAGTTTAACTCTATCATTTGGTGAGATTGATCCATTATATGATGATGAATATGATTCACTTGGACTCGATCATATAGGTTACTAAAATGGCATCATACTTCAGACAAGTTCCAAATTTTGAATATGTATCAAGGAACCCCGATGAAAAAAATCTATCGGATTATGTTCCAGTAAAAAATCTTTTTAAAAAAGGAAAATTAAGAGAAGATATTTTCCAAGATCTTTCTTTCTTTGAAAAGTATCAAATTATTGGTGACGAAAGACCAGACAACGTAGCATTTAAATTTTATAATGACTCAACTTTAGATTGGGTAATTCTTCTTTCAAATAATATTTTGAATATCTACAGTGAATGGCCAATGACTCAAAGAACCTTTGATAAAGTGATGTTAGAAAAATATGGATCTTATAATAATCTTTACAACGGAATTCATCATTATGAATCAATAGAAGTAAAAAATTCAGCAGGAGTTACAATTGTTCCTTCTGGTATTTGGGTAGATCCTGATTTCACCGTAGAATATAATGAAAATGAAGTTATAATTTTTGAACAAGATGTTGTAGTTCCTGTCACTAACTATGAATATGAATCTTCCGTAGAAGATCAAAAAAGAGGAATTTTTATTCTTAAACCATTATACTTAGGTGTAGTATTTAATGATATAGAAGATATTATGACATACAAAAAAGATGGGGATCAGTATGTGAACCCCACCTTAAAACGTGCTGATAATATCAGATTATATTATTGATCAATCACTAGCAAGTTTCTGGAAATAAGAAAGAGCATCATCTTCATCATCATCGGTTGATGATAGACTATTCAACTGTGCCTTGAGATCATCAGGGACTGGAGGAGCAGACTTACTTTTACGATAAGACTCTTCAAGTTCCTGCATTACATTCTCTTCAGTATTTCTCTTAGGGGTATAAGATTCATACTCTTCTTCTTCATCTGCAGTAGATGACTTAGGAGCAACCTTACCAATACCAAGAACTGAATTCAGACGCTTCTCAAGATCATCATAAGACTTAAATTGATCTTGAGCAACAATTGCAGACAAAGAGTGTTCTTTCTTCCAAATTGCCTCTAGAGCATCATCATCGTCAAGAAGTACTTCTGGAGAATCAAACTCAGACTTATCGTAGTTCCAATATCCCTCTACCTTACGAATCTTCAGTCGGAAATTAGCACCTTGCCAGAAATCAAAAGGATTGATGGGTGCTTCATCTTCAAATTCTGGTTGCATTGCATTCAGAATCTTATCAAAGATTTTCTTACCAAACTTGAAGAGAAATACCTTACCTTCGTTTTCTGGATTTGCAGGATCCTTGATTACATAGATGTTAGAATAATATGACAGTTTACGCTTACGTTGACGAACAATATCCTTGTCTCGGTCGTTTCCACTGTTCCATAGTTCACTGTTAGAAGCACATACAGGGCACTTCTGACCTAGAGTAGTGAGGCAGTTATCAATCAACCAACCTCCAGTTCCTTGGAATGCATGATTATACATTTTTACCCAAGGAAGATCTTCACCTTCTGGAGCAGGGAGAAAACGAATGATTGCAGAACCTACGTCTCCTTTACCCATAGTAGGTTTCCAGAATCGTTCATCTACTCCACCAGAACCAGTGTTCATCTTTTCTACTTCTTTTACCAGTTTATCGGTAAGAGAACCAAGTTTTGATTGTTTTTTTAGAGATTCAAATGACATGTTAGTTAAATGCGGATTTGGCCTTTGTGACTTTGCTTAAGGGGTCGTCCAGCCCAGAAATAATGTAGCAGGTCTAGAACTGTTTGTCAATCTCCTTTTTCATCACCTCAATCATCTGAGACATATTATCAAATACAATATTCATATCCATATTTGGTGGCATTCCTAAAATAGAAGCAGCATCAATTATTTTTTCCTTCATTTCAACTGCTTCAGGATCATCAGATAAACTTAGTCTAGTATAAAGAACTTTTTGTTTTTCTAAAAGTTTTTCAAGTAAAGCAATGTGAAATTTTTTTTCTTCAAGATCCATTGATGAAAAACTAAAAATATTTTTATAAATGTCATCTTGGAGCATAGAAATTTCTGTCATTTCTGCTCTGACTATATCCGAATTAAAAAAACTCACAACACCTCCTCCTTTAAAATTTGCTTGAACTTATTATTATCAATATGTAGGAAAGGTGAATACTTTTCAATTCTCATTGATATGAATTCCCACACAGGATCTTTTAACTTTTTATCAAAATGAGATTTATAATTAAGAATATTATTCAGAATTATCATTGTTTCTAATGATAATTTTTTTTGTAAAAACTCTTTTAAAATTTTAGGATGTTTATTACTTTTTACTTCAAACATCTCATCAAAATTTTCTGAATTTAAGATACTCACTTCCTCTTTAAATTTATATGAAAGTGATTGAATTTTGCGTATCCAATTTTTATAGTTCTCTTCACCTTCTTTAATAATTTCTCCAATCCATAGTGATTGAGGATCATCACAAGAGACAAAGTTTGATATAAAAAAGTTAATTATTTCTTCGTCATTTTTTTGACGAGACATCTTCTCAAAGTAAAATCTATCTTT